CTAGAACCTAGGACTCGCATGAAAGTTAATTACTTAAACAACAAAGATTTATTAGAAGAAATACACAAAAGCAAAAACACATTCTGCTCATTTACCCAGCCAGAATATCATCGTTATGATTTGATATTGCCTACTGTTGATAAAATTAACATTCGAACTGTTGCCGAAGCTAAACGGGCGCAGGCCAAACGAATGAGCCAAGAAGCGTATGCTCGACGTAAAGCTGCCGGTGAGAAAGTCAAACAAGCAGACTGCGAAGTAGACTACAAAAAGATTGCTAAAACGGACATTGTGTTTAGAATTATGTCATTTGACCATATTCCATTAAACGGTACCCGTAAAAAGAATCCAAAAACCGTTGCGGATCACAGAGATAAAGTTAATTTTCCTCCATTCCAACACTGGAAGTTTGACGATAAGGATATTTTAGTTTGTGTTGGAAAAAGTCACTGGAAAGGTGATTTAGAAACTGGTAAATTTAACAAAGATCACGGGCAAATTACAAATACACTGGCCCGTATGTACATTAAATTATGCGAACGATATGCCACAAGAGGCAACGTCCGGGGTTATACCTACAACGACGAAATGAAAGGGCAGGCTATTTTACAATTAACACAAATTGGTTTACAATTTGATGAAAGTAAAAGTGATAATCCGTTTGCTTATTTTACAGCGGCAGTGACTAACAGTTTTGTTCGTATTATTAATTTAGAAAAACGCAATCAAAATATTCGTGACGACCTATTGGAAATGAATGGCATGAATCCTAGCTACAGCAGAACTGGTGCTGGAGAACATGCAAATGCTATAAAACGGTTCGAGGGTGAATCAGGTGAGTAATTTATTTAAAAAAGTTGCTTGTTTTACAGATATACATTTTGGATTGAAATCAAACAGTCAAACACACAATCAAGACTGTGAAGATTTTGTAGACTGGTACATTGCCAAGGCAAAGGAGCAAGGGTGTGATACTGGAATTTTTATGGGCGATTGGCATCACAATCGCAATAGTCTTAATATCACTACCATGGACTATAGTTTGCGGGCCTTGGAAAAGCTGGGCAAGGCGTTCGATCAATTTTACTTTTTCCCTGGCAATCATGATTTGTATTACAAAGACAAACGGGATATTCACAGCGCCGAGTTTGGCAAGTACATCCCAGGAGTCACCGTTGTACACAAACCCACAACTATAGGCAATGTAACATTATGCCCATGGCTTGTAGGTGACGAATGGCGAAGTATAGGAAAACAAGGTGGCAAGTATATATTTGGGCATTTTGAATTGCCCAGCTTTTTTATGAACGCAATGGTACAGATGCCCGATCACGGTGAGATTCAACTGGATAGCTTTAAAGGCTATGAGTTAGGATTCAGCGGACACTTTCATAAACGACAAGAACGTCAAAATATGCACTACATTGGCAATGCGTTTCCGCACAACTATGCCGATGCATGGGACGACGAACGCGGCATGATGGTTTTAGAATGGGACGGTGTGCCCCAGTATATTAACTGGACAGAGTGTCCAAAATTTAGAACTATTAAATTGAGTCAGTTGATTGACGAAGCTGACAAATTGTTGTCTAGCAAAATGCACCTACGTGTTAGTCTGGATATTGACATCAGCTATGAAGAAGCTAGCTTTATCAAAGAAAAATTTATTAGTGATTATGATATTAGAGAACTAACACTGATATCTGAAAAGAAAGAAGTTGAAATCAATACTGATATCAATATACAAGCATTTGAAAGTGTGGATCAAATTGTGAGCAATCAGTTGGTCAATATTGAAAGTGACACATTTGACAGTAAGGTGTTGCTGAGTATCTATAATAGCCTATGACAATTAAAATTAAAGAATTAACCGTTAAAAATTTCATGAGTGTGGGTAATCAAACCCAAGCGGTGGACTTCTGTAAAGAACAACTTACCCTTGTGCTGGGTGAAAACCTAGATCAAGGTGGAGATGACAGTGGAAGCCGCAACGGTACTGGTAAGACTACCATTATCAATGCGTTGACTTATGCGTTATACGGCACAGCATTGACCAATATCAAGAAAGATAACTTGATCAACAAGATCAATGGCAAAAACATGTTGGTTACACTGAGTTTTGAAAAAGACAGCAACAAGTACAAGATAGAACGGGGCCGCAAACCCGCTATCATGAAGTTCTATGTGAACGATCAAGAACACTCAGTTGACTCCTCTGATGACAGTCAGGGCGACATGCGGGAAACGCAAAAGGATCTTGATGACTTGATGGGCATGAGCCATGATATGTTTAAACATATCTTAGCACTCAATACCTATACCGAACCGTTTTTAAGCATGAAAGCCAATGAACAACGTGCTATCATTGAACAACTGTTAGGCATTACCTTACTGAGTGAAAAGGCTGAGGCTCTCAAAGAGCAAGTTAGAATAACTAAAGATCAAATTTATCAAGAGAACGCAGATATCGAAGCTACAAAAAAGTCTAATGAAAAAATTCAATTAAGCATCACTGGATTAGAAACAAGACTGAGTGCTTGGTATGCTCAGCAACGAACAGATTGCGATAAAATTACCAAGTCCATTCAAGAATTACAAGCGGTGGACATTGAACGAGAACTTATAGCTCACGCCAAGTTAAAAACATACGACGAGCAAGCGGCAAAGATCAAAAGCCTTAACAAAGAAAAGGCCACAATTGAAACTGCGTTGATGCAAGCTGATAAAAGTGTAACCAAGTACACAAAAGAAATAGAACAACTAAAAAATAACACTTGTCCAGCTTGTGAACAAGAACTACACACGCACAAGCATGAAGAAATGTCTGTGCTTGCTGAAAAGAATCTAGCGGATGCTTACACATATCTTCAAAGTCTCAGTGATAGCTATGCTATTATTGTGACTGAACTTGAAGGTATCGGCGATATCAACGGAAGACCAAAAACTTATTATGATACACTGGAGCAAGCTCTCAAACATCAGAACAATTTAACCAGTTTAGAAACTGCGTTGGGTACTAGACAGCAAGAAACAGATCCCTATCAAGAACAAATAGATGATTTGCGTAATACTGCGCTTCAAGAAATCACATGGGACGGTATTAACAATCTCAATGTGCTTAAAGATCATCAAGAGTTTCTGCTCAAGTTGCTGACCAGCAAAGATAGTTTTATCCGTAAAAAGATCATAGATCAAAATCTTGCCTACCTTAATAATAGGCTCACCTACTATTTGGATAAAATGGGATTACCCCACACAGTGGTATTTCAAAATGATTTAACTGTGGAAATTACGCAACTTGGGCAGGATCTAGATTTTGATAATTTAAGTCGCGGTGAACGTAACAGATTGATTTTAGGATTGTCGTGGAGTTTTAGAGATGTGTGGGAAAGTTTATATCAAAGTATCAACTTGTTATTCATTGATGAACTTATTGACAACGGACTGGATGCTGCAGGTGTGGAAAGTGCCTTAAGTGTGTTAAAGAAAATGGCTAGAGAACGTAAGAAAAATATTTACTTGATCAGTCACAAGGACGAATTGATCGGACGAGTGAACAATGTGCTCAAAGTGATTAAAGAAAACGGATTCACTAGCTATGCTAATGATTTAGAAATTGAAAATTGATGGAAGACGCACATACCAGTCTAATGAGAAAAGTACATGAGTACTACAAGCTACACCAGAGATGGCAAGCTAGACAAACTCATGTGGCTGGTATCGAGCTACGACGGCTCTTGGCTGAAATAAGAGACTTAACAATCACTAGGCGCGAAGAAATACAGGCAATCAGGGCAACTAAACCAAAAGTTAAAAGTCCCAAGTACAAAGAATCACTTTTAAAAGACCAAAAGGCCAATAAGAACTAACTAGTTGATGTCATGGCATTATCAAAACACAGTAGTCGAAACCTTACCTGAAGTATGTATTGGATTTGTCTATTGTATCACTAATAACATCACTGGTCGAAAATATATAGGCAAGAAATTATCAAAATTTTCTAAAACAACTTATAAAACAGTAAAACTCAAGAACGGCACCAAGAAGAAAAAGCGGATTAAATCCAAAATTGATTCCGACTGGCGTGAATACTATGGCTCAAACGACCAACTAAACAAAGACGTAGAACAAATAGGCAGAGAAAATTTCCATAGAGAAATAATTTATTACTGCACATCAAAGGCTGAATGTAGTTATATCGAGGCAAGAGAACAATTCTCCAGGCGGGTATTAGAATCAGATGACTACTACAACGGACAAATCGCTGTTCGTGTACACGGCTCACACATCAAAGGCAAACAACTAAACGGTTAATGGCTGGCGCAGGCTAATTTCATGCGCTCTAAACCTGGATCTCGGATCGCAGGGATGGAAACCTCTTGCCGTTAAGAGTACTCAACCACTATCCTTTACAGGACGAGGATCGCAAAGCTGCCGCGGTTTGGTTGTTTTAAGGATTTCAAAGGCAAAAAGAGGGAGAAATACCCACGTTTGCTAGCATGTTAGCGTATGTTAGTGGACCGCCGTCATATAAAGACACAGCTCGAGGTACCGGATGACCGCCTCTGTAATGCTGTAACGCTAAGTGGATTGTGCAACTCAGATAATGTTCAATTTTCTTTGCCCGCAAGGGCAAAG